TGACCCACAAATACCCATCACCAAGGCTTTGCGGCTTCTCCGCAGCACCAGAACCGAGTTTAGTCAGCTTGGCGATTGTCTCTTGGTCTTTGACCTGATTACCCAGTCCATCGTAGAACAGACCCGTGCGGTCATCGAACGAATAGCCACCAGCAAGCGGGATACGCTTGGACTTACCGCCACCACCCTTACCACCGCCACCAGCAGCATTACCCAGCGCACCGTAGTAACCGACCTTGGCGTAGTTCTCGGCTTCGGCGGACTTGTAGTAACCCTCTTTCATGGTGAGGTCGCGGTCCTTCTGGCTCATCTCGTAGCTGTCTTTGAACTTACCCGGGAGGCTGCGGTAGCGCTCAAACGCCAAACGCTCAAGACCTTGCGTGGCCGTCTCGGTGGTAATCGGAGTGCTGGAGATGATCTTGCCCTTCTTATCCATCTGAACGAACGATGCACCCTTGCCATCGGCAGACGGCACGACTTTGGCGGTCATCTTGTCATCGAGGGACGAGCCCTTACCCGGGCTGTTGTACATGTGTAGGTTGTTTTGCACGAACGCCACCGGATCTTTCTCGATCTGCTGCATCGAGGTGGTCATCCACGTCGCAAAATCATCTTCCGCATTGGCGCGGTCATCCTCACGAGCGAGCTTCTTGACGTCGAGGGCTTGGCGATAGCCGTACGGGTTGCCCTTCTCACCCATCTTCTCGGCTAGGCGGGAATAGATTTCCTTCTGCGTCAGCGCACGAGTTTCACCCGTGGCCATGGCCTGCCCATCAGCGCCTTTGTAAACGTTGATGTTGGACAGATCCATCACGGGCTTGCCGTCGGCACCGCGGGCAGCATACTCAGAACCACCGTAGGCACGAATCGCCGCCTGCTGCTCTTCCGGCGTGAGGTTCTTCAGCGCGCTCTTAAGCGCACCCATTTGTTCGGCACCCGTAGACACCGTACCGTCTTCCCGCGTGAAATCCTTGAATTGAAGCCCGGTATCAAGTGCTTGCTCCACGCCCGTACCACCAACGCCTTGGCGCTGCTTCGAGATCTCGGCAAGGGTGTCATCGAACTCCTGCTCTTGATTGATGCGGCGCTTCAGCAGCTTGTTCTGCATCTGGGCGTTCTCAGCCGCCTCCAGACCTTGCAGTGTTTGAAGGAAGCTATTTGCAAAGCTCGCGCCCGCGTTCCAGCCTGATCCAGCCATGATTTACCTCACCAATTCGTAGTTGACGGCCTTGTAACCGTTGTCCATCGTGAACACAGCCTCCGGAATAATCGCTTCGACGTCCTGAGCCAGAACCCCAATGAAGCGACCGTGGCCGCACAGCGGATGATCCTTGAACTCGTCCTTGTACTCGAACGCGTAGACCTTGATGCCACTATCCAGATCGCCCATGTACTCGAGGTTTTCTTTGAGCCGCTCGTCAGAAGCCATATACAGCTTGGCACCCGTAGCAGCCAGCGAACCCAGTGTGGAACCCAGAGCAGCGTTGTTAGAAGCATTGGCTTGTTGTTGTGCGGTGTATGAGTTGACATCGGCATTGTACTTCTGAACGCCCAGCGTACCGACGCTGTTCCAACCTTGCATGGCAGTCCCGGCGGCTGCGTTAGACGCCCCGCTCATCGTGTTCAGCGCTGCCAGACCTGCGTTGGTGTTACCCATGGCAGAGTTACCGGCGTTGAGTGCCACCCCCGTAGAGGTCGCTTGGTTGCCCGCCAGACCCATACCCAAACCGATCGCGTCCATGCGCTTGGCCCAGCCGAGCTGTTCGGCAGCAGTACGGGCCTTGGTTGCGGCGGCTGCGCCTGCCGCGGCCTGCATCACACCATTGGCATTGACAGCACCTTGATAGCGGCCGGAGGTCGGGTTGATCCCGAAGGACTGCATCTGCATTTCTTGCTGACGGCGTTGGTTGTTGAAGGCGTCATTGACGTCGCCCATGGCCAGAGCTGCTTGGCGCTCACGCTCACCTTCGGTGTTGTAATTCGTGGCCTCTTTAACCACGTCATCTTGCAGCGGGTAGAACTTGTCCTTCATGCGATCGTAGTACTCGTCCGCAATACCAGCGTTCTTTTCGTTCAGTGCGTACTGCTGCTCGCCAAGTTTGGTCGACATATCCGTGATGCGCTTGGATTCTTCCTGCATCTGCGGCCAGATCGTTTCTTGGAACATCTTGAATTGCTTTTCTGCAATATCGGCCATCTTATTCTGGGCGATACCAATGTTCGGGTCAGCCGAAGGAGCACTGCCACCGCCACCCTTACCACCTTCAAGCGTCATACGCGCATGGCCACTGAAGCCAATCTTCTGGAACGCCCGTTCGGGCAGCATGTCAAAGTGGTCGTATCTCATCGCTTTATCTCCAGCCAGCGGCATTCTTCTTTGAGCATTCCGTACAGGATCATGTCAGTCCCGTCGGTACATGCTCTACGAACCAGCCCCTCGCGCTTAAAACCTAAGTGTTCATCGAAACGTTGTGCATCCAAGTTATCGACCCGGACAAGCCCGGTAATTCTATTACATTGTAACTGAAGAAAAGGGTAAGCAAAACAACGCCATAGAAAATCTTTGTTCATCCACCGACGCCCCGGCTCAGCCGCACAGTGCATCATGATCGAAGGTCCGTTGTAGTTATTAAAAACAACTCCGGCGATTAGTTTCCCATCCTCTTCGAGCCCAATACCAATTGCAGGGCGCAAGTCTGGCTCGTCGATGCGTGGGCCTACCCAGTCGATAACCCGGTCATCTTGTCCGTAGATAACAGTTTTCATTTTCCGGAGGCATTGAGGCGAACAACAACTTCGTTGATCTTGTTAATAACATCGGCTAACGACGCAGTACTTGGCAACTGCTGGATCTCTGGGATACCCGGACGTGCGCCCGTGATGATCTCGATATTCTCTTTGATCGCAGTCAGAAACGGATAGAGCCGCAAGTCTTGCGTGGCGGCTGCTGGGATACCGGGCTTTCGGATGGTCATGACTGCGGCACCTGACGAAGCTCGCCAATGGACGTGGCCATGGCGACAGAACGTACGGGAGTGTTACCAGAGATCTTGATCTCCCAGTCATATGCCTTGACATTTGCAGGCAGTCGTACAGGATCGGCGTTGGTAATCCCAGTGCTGTAGACCGGCACGCCGTCGGCGTACAGGATAATGTTGATCGTCCGAACATCCCCAAACGGCGGGATATCCTTGAGCTGGCTACCGTTGAGCGAGTATTCGTTTAGTAGAAACCCATTCGTGGGGGCAAGCTCCATCCCAGCAAGGGATGCGAACAGCGCTTCGTTATACGCCTCGATCTCCGCCACGTATTCGTTGTAAGCGTTGACGTCCTGCATATATCCGAAGTCCGCCTGCACCTTCAAAGCCCCAAAGTTGGTTGGCTCCGGCAGAATGAATAGCTTCGACTTCCACTCATACGTCTGATTATTCACCGTATCGGCATCCAGCTCGTAGATCTTGTTGTCCAGCGAGGAGACGATGTATACCGCACCAGTCGTGCGTTCAACGAACGCAGCCGTGGCACAACAGGAGAGATAAGATAGCGGTGGAATATCGTTGCGGCTAATCACAAACGACTTGATCCCCTCCTCAGCCTGATAGAAACCGATGTACATGTTGTTGTACACGATGCCTAGAATCGACTGTGGATTGAGTTGCTGCCACTCGTCACGCGTGTAGAGTGGTTGTGTAATGACGTCTTGGATGCCCGGACCAATGGCCACGAGGCCGTTCGGAGAGGCATAGACCACGCCAAACTGATCCGACTCGATCGAGCGCTTGGAGATACACGGCTGCTGCATCGGCAGCTTCACCTGCGACATGGCGGCTGGGTTCGTACCCGTAATCAGGTAGGGGTTCTTGGTGGTCATCACCACCAGCGTGCTCTCATAAACCCCGAGTCCGACGATGGGGAACTCAGTGGTTAGCACATACGAATCCGGCCACGCGTGCGGGTAGTACGGCTCGGAGAACCATACTTCGTTGTTCTGGAACCCGGCAAGGATGCCGTTAGGCAATGCAACAAGGCCCGTGAGCCCTGAAGGGGGTGGTGTCCAGTAAAGCGATGGCAGCGTTTGGCCAAGGTTTGCCACCGTAATCGTGTCTGCGTAGGAGGTTGTACCAATCGGCACTTCGGCAACGAGCTGGTAGTTAACCGTGCTTGCACCCGTAACCGAGCGGTAGATCCGCAGATGCGTGATGTTGTACCCCGTGGTGGGGGCCGCGGCAAAGCCGCTCACCGTGACTGTCGCACCCGAGGTATTGCAGTTCACCGTAGCCGCAGGGCTCGGTGCAGACTCTTCCTTGACTGTATCGAAGCTCGAGACGTATGTGTAGACATAGGCCCGGGTCTCGACGGGAGCAGTACCCCCAGTAGCAGAAAGCGTCGGAGCGCCAGTCGGAGCTGGTACGCCCATGTACAACCACTGACGAGGGTATGCCCCGGACCCTGCGGCGGTAGCCAGCGTAGAGTTTGTCTTCTTGGGGGCACCGTCGCCGGTGTAATAGATTCGGTTTTGCCCTGTATCTGCGATGGGGCTTTCCGCGACGTCAACGTCGGTATCCCATGTCAGCCAGAACTTGTCGCCAGAGGTATCCGTCATCCGGTAGATGGACTGAACAGCGGCGATCAGCGGAGTATAGTTAAACACCGGGTTGCGCCATGAGCGCAGCTCACCAGATTGCAGTTTGACGTTAAACGACTCTTGCGCTTGGTTTGCCTGTAGTTGGGCAGGGCCAGTCCGGGGTGAAACCCCAGAGAACCCTTGCAGTTTAATGAAAGGCATAGCCCTACCCTCCTACGATTACTTGGCCGGAGCTTCAGGAGTCTTGGTTTCGTCCTTGACTTCCTTCGTAGCCTTCTTCGGCTTTTCCATCGCCTCGATTGCAGCTTGGCCGTCGTCAGTGACAGTCAGAACACCTTCTTCATTCGTACGAGCCAACGTCTTACGGTCGCCCATCACGCCAGCGACAACGTTGCCACCAACCAGTTCAGCACCCGGGACTTCGAGCAGTTTTTCGATCGTGATTGCCATGTTTGCTCCTATGCAATAGCAGTTGTGATTTGGGCGTAGAGTTGTTTGCGGTGTTCTAGCCCGTTGGTTCCACCGTTTACTCGCTTACTCATGCCGATTATATCCCGAGAATCGGCTAAGTCGTTCAATCCATTGGTTTTCCAGAACCATGCTGCCGTCATCGCGGCGTGCTCCGGGGTTGCTACTAGGTCTGGGTTTTCGAGTACATCCACATGAGATACTTGGCTGTATGCCTTGTACTGCGCCTTACCTGTGAGTTGGATCAACCCGCGGCCACGATACTTCCAGCCGTCACCAGAGAGCTCCGAGGCGTTACCCATACGGGCCTGATACACGCGGTTGGCAATCTTCTCAGGCTTGCGTGCATAAATCGCCGCTTCCAGTGTGGTGAAGTATTTCGGGAACGTCTTGAGCAACCCATCCTGCGAGTAGTTCAAGTTCTCGACGAGGTTCCGGAAGTTGTTTGACTCGTGCGCACACTGGGTTAGCCAGCCTGCCACGCGAAGCGGGGTGTTGATTTCGTATTTCTCAGCCGCAGCAGCAAGAAAGGGAGCCCACTTTTCAGCGGCCCCCTTGTCGCAGATCTTCGCTTTGGTGAGCAGTTCTGGTGTGATCATTTAGTCAAAGCCTTGCGAGAGTAGAAGAGCGTGCGATCACCAAACAGGTAGAACCCGATGGCCGATGCGAAGTTATCGATGGCCGGGGTAGCAGACCCGCTGAGAGAAGTCCAAGCCCACGTAACCATGACGATAATTGCAGCCACAGGGCGCATCAAACGGACAATTGCTTCAACCCATAAGTAGCTCTGGTTAGTGCCACCAGCCTCATTCATAGCCTTGAACATATCAAGGTCGAGGGTTCGCATCTGCACATACTGCTCGATGTTGGCGGGTTTGAATTCATCCGGAGCGAAGAACTTCTGAATGAGTGCCTTACCTGCGTCGATAGCAAGAGGCCCCAGAGCTGCGAGGATGGTGATCGGGTCCATTAGTGTTTACCGAATACGTTAGTTAGGACGAATGTGACAAACCCACCAAAGAACGAAGCAATCGTCATACCGACCCAGAAGCCACCCTTAGACTTGTTGGCTAGCTCTAACAGCGCTTTAATGTCTTTGTTCATGGACGACACTGTGGCCTCCAGATGCTCGACTTTGGCTGTTAGCTGTCCGTAGTGGACCGGATCGATGTCACTCATGGCGTCCTCACTTCAGATGCTTCAGCTTGTAGAGGGTGGTTAAGTAGAGACCTACAACTGCGTCAATCTCGTTCTGGATAGCCGTTTCCGACTTCTCAACCGCAGTATAACGAACCTTCTCAAGCCATTCAAGGTGTCGCGTCAGGACTTTAACAGGATCGTCAAGATCTTCGTCATCTTCCAACAGGGGGATCTCGTCGATGATCCCATTCCGACCTTGGTACATCTCTGCAACGCTGTCTGCCAAAGGCACAATCTCCTCGTAAAACGAGCCCAGCGCCAAATGCTTGGATAGGCTATCCGTCTTAAGGTGGATTCGATGTGCGATGTCCCGGCTAAGAAACATGATGGCGAGCAGGCGTCCGATCATGATTTACACCGCCGTCGTAGTGTCCGGAGTTACGAGTTCCGGAATTACAGGTTCCGGAGGAGCTGGAGGGGTCCACTGTTCCCACACTTGAACACAAGCGTTTGCCCACTGGGGGAGTTCTGTGATTTCCTGATTAGCAGGTTTTGGGGTAAACGGATCTTCGTCGTCACGGAACTCGATCCAACCGCGAGTGTCATACCACTGCAACGCGTGCACGTCTGATGGAATACCACAAACGGACAAGTCGAGAGGGCCGTGAGAACCGTCACCACCAACTGATACAAAATTGTCTACCGGAATAATTGTTAAACGCATCATTTCACCTCGATGACTTTAAGGTTGGGGTTGTTTTGTGTTGCTGCAGCAATAAGCACTTGCTGAGATACTTCGTTGGCTTTGACCATCTCGTTGCGGAACGACTCGACCGCCGCACCGGTTTGGCGTTGCTGTTGGCTGTTCTCGATTAGAAGCATAGGCATCCACGCCATAGCGCAGCCATGCTCGTCAACGTCCGCCCCTGTGTTTGGGTTGGTTCCACGGATAGCCATAAACCACGCACAGTCAAATTGCTTGCATGGTTCAAAACCGTTTAATGGGCAGTTCGGTTTAGCCTCAATCTTCATTAGTTCTTGCTCGCAATGATAAGGTCAACGTATTGGACATTTAGCGTGATTGCACTGGACGAACCCGTTGCGGAACCGGACATTGAGTGGGAGTGGGAGCCGCCGCCGCCGACTCCGTCTGTCGTTCCTTCCCAGCCGCCCTGGTGGATGCTCAATCCGACATAAGAGTCGCCACCTGACAAACCTCTATAAACACCGTAAACTGCATGGCTATGACTCGGCATCTGTGCTGTTGAAAGCGTTGTTGCCCCAGCGCTTAAACCGCTTGTGTTCACCGAGATAGTCGGGGTTTGATTCTGGAAACAGGTCGAAAACGCAGAAGTACCACCACTTGATGCGGTGCCAGAAACAACACGGAGCGCCTTGTCGTTATGCGTGGTTTGCTTTGTCCAGCCTGTCGGAGCAGCCGTTTGCTGGAATAGCATTAGTGTCCCAGTTGGGATTTCCACACCAGTAGTGGATTGTGAGGTAGCATCATTGAATGTAATGCCTGCTGCCGTAAGCGTAGTAGTCATCGTTTACTCCTTGTTCTCAAGCTGCTCAACACGGGCAGCGAGAACCTTAACTGCCTCAACCAGAATTGCTGTGATGTTACCATACACAACAGATAAATATCCATCGTCGTTTTCTTTGACTAGGCATGGTACTACCTTTTGTACTTCTTGAGCGATGAACCCAATATCAGGAACTCCGTTCTTCAGAAATGATGCACCACGAAGCGCAAGCACAATGCCTAGAGCGTCTGTAAGTGTCTTAACCTCCGACTTAAATCGCTCGTCTGAAGTCGCTGCAATATTGCCGACAGCAAAGAAGTTGCCGGTGGTGTCAAAATACCCCATCTCGGTGCCTGTGGCGTTGCTGACGGTTAGTGCTTTTGTCGACGAAGCCCCAAGACCTCCGCGGACTGTGCCGTTGTCTTTGAGTGTAATCTTACGGACGGTGCTATCAGTGCTATTAACTTCAAGGGGCGTGCCAGCGTTGCTGATCTCTCCACCTTCAACATCAAATTTAGCATCCAGCCCTGCAGCAGTAATACGTAGCTCCAGCTTATCACCAGCGGAATACGCACGCGACGCAGTGCCATCTTGACCTCGAACAACAGTTAGCGTATCACCTGCGCGGGCCGTTACCTTAACAATCTCAATCAGATTCGAGGAGTTGATAAGTGTGGCATAGAAGTAATCATCACTACCAAGCGTAGGGAATGCAGCCCCACGTCCAGCAGTAAGGATAATCGCAGTGCTTGTCGAAGAAATAGCGCTAGCTAGTGGTGCTGACGCGTTGTTTGTAAACTTAATTCCCATTTACTTTCTCCTTAAGCGCCTCAATCTCAGCTCGAAGTGCAATTACTTCTTTTGCCAGTTCAACCGCCGCTACTAATGCAGCATTACCATAAGCAACAGACAAGATGCCGTGGTCATCCGATTCTACAACTTCTGGGAGCATCTTAGCCAGCTCTTGCGCAGAAACACCCGCTTGCGTCATCGTAGTATCCACACGGTCATAAATACCTGACTTCAGACCTGCGAGACAATATAGAAAATCACTGCGGACTGCACGCCAGTTAGTCTTTAACCGTTCGTCGGAGTTAGCTACAAAATTACCTGCAGATGTTAAAGTTCCAGTCGACGGTACTAACGAAAGCTTAGTACTCGAAACGCTAAACCCGGACACAGATCCAGATGTAGAAGCTGTCCATGCTGGGTATACAGAAGTAGCCGTAGATGTGTCGTTAGTGATTGACATACCACTAGTGACTGTGACTGCACCAGTTTGGCCGTTTACAGAAGTCACGCCACCGTTACCTGCAGTAGTAGCGTAATTAACCGACTGAGACCCGATGTTACTGGTTGTAATTGCAGTTGAAGCTGGCTGGTAGTAGCTACCATGTTGTCCATCTAGTTGGTCTGCATTAGTCGCGGTTGAAGCGTTACCGTTCAGAGCCGCTGTAATAGTTCCTGCGGAAAAGTTCCCTGATGCGTCACGAGCTACAATCGCGCTTGCGGTGTTTGCACTTGTGGCATTAGACGTTACAGTGAACGTAGTATTACCAGCTTGGTCAGCAGTAAACGTCGCAGAACCAGACAATCCCGTACCGGCGACAGCCATAGTGAGTGTGCCATTGTTGGGGGCAGTTACTACCGACCAAGTCTGATCCCCGCGTAAAAACGTGGTCGTGTTTGGTGTCCCAGATCCGAGGCGAGCAGTAGGTACAGTGCCCGAGGCTAGGTTCGAGGCATTCAGCCCAGTAATGTTGCTAGGCGCTTTGTTCTCCCATATGCCAGCACCGTTCCGTAACAGAACATCACCAGTTGCGGGGGCAGAGATGTTTACATCCCCCTCGAACATGCCAAACGTACCACCAATAGACGGGCGGATAAACAATGATCCAACGGTAGAGCTCGAATAAACACACGCCCCGATTTGTACCTTGGGCGCAGGTGCTGTAGGAATCGTAGCTGTTAGCCCACCGACAACTGTAGGGTCAAGATACAGAATTGCCCCATCCGCATATGCAGCAGTGTTAATGCCACGAACAAGCCCGAACGAGGTAACAAGGCCCCACCCATTCAACGCAATATCTTGCGTGGCAACACCCATTACGTATGACGCAGTAGCAACAGTCAAGCCTGTAGCTGGAGCTCCAGTAAGCGCGCCAGAAGCCCCAACTGTACCAGTGAACATTACTACTTGCCCGTTAGTAATCGCGGACGAAGCCTTGATTCGGTAATACTGCTCCTGCCCTAGCTGAAGCGTTACTCCGTTAGGGAGCCCGAGGGCGGCAGTCTCATTAGCAGCGTCCCAAGCGAACTCACCTACACCGGCTGTAGCGGAGGCAGTTGTGTCTAGACTCAGTTTATCTGTAAGCGTGTCTACAAAATCCGGGCTTGCCCCGGACTCATATTTAGCGCTATTCAGATTGGTAAAGTTTGCGTCGACTTCCGCATTGGATAGCGGCGAGCCTTTGCCAGCACGAGTTACGATGGTAGTCATCGCCGCTTCTCCTTAATTACGAAATAGTCACAGTCCAAGTAACGCTCATGGCGTCATCAGCACCCTTATTCACAACTGCAAACGTGGTGCGGCACAGCATCGTGCCTGCGGAAGCGGCATTCAGTACACCTGCTTCAACGACTGCACCGGTTCCGGTACCAGCGGGGAATGTGGCCGTATAAGTGACGACATTGTCTGAAGCCGTAGCCGAAGCTAAGGCGACACGTCCTAGCTCGGTACCTAGTGCAGTATTACCTGCCGCTGGGGCGGTCGCATCTGAACCAATAGCCATATGGCTCATGATATTCGACGCAGTACCAACCATGCGGGAAGCAACAAAATTCTTACCCACTGTGACCACAAGATTCTTAAACTCGTGTTCTTCTTTAATCTTACCATCGGGGCCGGTCAGGACTACGCGAAGCGCACCAGAAGCCTTAATTTGGTCTTGAGTGTTCATACTAAACTCCTGTTAAAAAGTGCGGGAGATCCCCACGTAATCTTCTAGGAAATATGTGATGTCGCAGTAATCCTGCATTGACAGCACTCCCCCATCAGAACTTGTCACATTATCAGACTTATTTGCTGCAAAATCAATAACTTTGGTATCACTCATGGATACCAGTTCCCCGATTACCTTAATGAACGCATATTGGATGTCTCCATCCATATTGTCAATCAAGACGGTGCTTTCAAAAAAGTTCTTCTGGAGAATATGCCCGTACATATCGCTAACTATCGCTAGGTCTGACTCTGGCGTACCCACCTCTGCCACATAGCTATCTGGTGTGCTAACCATTTCAGTAAACGCGCGGATATACAGCTTATGCGCTTCAACGCTATCAGTAAATGATATAGAGTCTGCAAGAGCTTTGCTAATCACTTTACCTGCGATACCATCTATAGGCGTGCCCAGTGTATCGGTAAACGCTTTGCTCATTACTAGGCTCTTAGCATCTGATAGCGTCGTCTGATCTACCCCGTAGAACTTGGACAAAGTAAATGCTGCGTTATCTACGGCTGCATATGAGTCTGCTAATTTTTTTATGCTGCGGTGCTTGACACTGTCCGCCATGGGTTGCATGTCTGCTACGCGTTTATCTACACTCAAATGCACTTCATCAACGCCTGCCGCTGTATCCGCAAGTTTCTTGCTAAAGCTAAACGCTAATTCGTCTGTAGGGGTAACAATGTCTACTGCCAATACGTCTGGCATTGTGACTTCTGCCATTACGTTGACCTGCAGATAATATACCTCCACAGCGGGCTGCACATAGCTTAACCCGGCAATTAGGATCTTAGAGTGCGGGACGTAAATGGTCATTTAGAACTCTGCGCGTAATGTGAATTGAAGGAGGTCGTAGACCGTGAGAATCTGGCCGTTGAAGCTGATCTCGATCTCACCCTGATACTGTCCAGCAGGCACATCAAGCGAACCCGCAGGGAAGTTGAACCGAACGACCCCATCCGTACCGCCATTAGGCTTCCAGCATGGAATAGTGGACAGGACGGACTTACCACCGAGCGCACGCAGCTTCACAACCACTGCTGTCGTTGACGCCGAAAGGTTGAGCGGATCACCCGTAGTGCGGTCCGTGAGGGTCATCGTCACTTCTGGGAGGTTGTCGCCTTGGACTAACTTAATCGAACTCATACTAGCCTCTGGAATTCAACGGTGGTGGAGTTGCGGGTCATACCCTTGGCCACTTGGATCTTGGCTTCGGTGATGCCGGTGCGGAACATCTTGGCTGCTTCCATGCTGGCGTTCTTGTCGTAGTAGGGCTGTTTAGGCTGCGAGTACAGGCGGGCACGAGCGCCCCAACCAATGACTTCGGCCCACTGTTCATAGATCTCCGAGTCAATTTCTTGCGAGTCACGGGTCGGTGCCAGAGCGACGCGAATGCTCACGCTGTCGTCCTCGATCACTGAAGGGGATGGCACCAACACGATCTCTGGTTTGACGAGACGGGTGTAGAACTGCGGATAGCCCGGAAGGGTCTGCCAATCAGTCATGCGGTAGATGCGGGCGAGCTCATCCGGCGACTTCGGGATGAGCAGGAAATCGTTATAGAACGCTTGCAGGATGCCAACAACTTTGGTGTCGGCGGGAGTCTCCATCACATACGAGCTCTGCCCTACCGCTGGGGTAATCGAAGGCACGTTGTACTGCCAGAAATAGGTTCGCTCGCAGAACTCAATGCACGCGTTGCGGATGGCGTCGATGGCGACGAATTCACCCACGTCAGGGACGTACTGCGTCACCTGCGATAGAAACTGGTCGTACTCGACTGTTTGGCCATACACTTGGGTCATGATTCAGCTCCGGGGACGGTGGGCACATTCGGACCAAACTGCTGGTTCGGGCTGTTTGCCGTTTCCGCGGCGGTCTTCGCACCCATTGCAGCCATGAAGGTTTGCAGATACCCGCTGGCGAGCTGGAGGCCCGGGGCGTATTCAGCGTCCTTGCTGTTGGCGCGATAAAGCACGTAGTCCAGCAAGCAAGTCTGGAAAATGTCGTTGATGGTGATTGTCGCGTTCTCGTTCGGGAGGTCCGACGGAACAGGCGAGTAGTTCAGTTGCACGTAACCCTTACCATTGTTGGGCGGGTACACGTAGAAAACGGTTTGGTCTTGCTGGTCAAAGATGTAATGCTTCGGAACCACTGTTGGCATATCGTTGTGCCAGTTAGGGTTGTATGCATCGAGCATTTCACGTGAAGCGAGGCGCACAGCACGACCCGGCTTCTGGCCATCCGTACCCATGTATCGAATGACTTCAATGAGCGTCCAACCATCCTCGGGGATGCTTTGGCGCGTACCAGACTCAAGCGCTACGACCGACACTTTGTTGGTCGCATTCGGGGCCATCATGACGATCTGGCGCTGACCATCATTCAGCCAACCAAGAAGCTCGGAGCGAGTCCAACGAACGTTCGTCGGGTCGAGCAGTTGGACCGAGGCTTTGTCGATGATGGATTTTGCGGTGATCGTTCCCATAGCCTACCTACAGATAAGAAGTGGGGGCCGAAGCCCCCGGGTATTACTTAAACGGCTTCCAGAGCTGCGACACGAGCTTCCAGAGCTGCAAATTCAGCAGCGAGGTAGTCGGCCAGAACTGCGGGAACGCCCAGAGAGACGAGAGTTGCTGCGGACATGGTTTTCTCCTAGGTCAAAGGTGGGAGGGGTTGCCCCCTCCCAGTTGGTTAGCCGTTGGCAACCAGCAGAGCCAGACCGTCGGCTTGGGTCACTTGGTAGCCGTAGACGTTCAGGCCACGGATCAGAGTGCCGAAGTCGTTCGGGTTCTGGAGGCTTTCGACCTTGGCGATCTGCGAAGCGAAGCTGATGGCCGACTTGTGGCCAGCCATGATTGCGTGACGCTTGGCAGCACCCGATGCAGCACCGCCGGTCCAGTTCTGGTTGGCAGCAGCACGCGGCAGCAGGTTCGAAACGTAGACCGTGAAGCGGTCGATCATGCCGATCTTGCCGTTACGCAGGATGCTCGACGGGTCGCCCATGAACTGAGCTTGAGCCAGATTCGACTGCATGAGGATCTGACGTTCGGTCGGGGTGATCACCAGCCAGCGGTCGGTTTCCGGAACGTTTGCTTCGTCCAGAACGCTCGACAGAGCCGTGATGCTCGACAGGATGTTGGCGGCAGTCAGAGTGACCGGCGTCGTATCCGTACCGAGGTTGTAGCCGCCCGAGATCTTACCGGCAGTCGCGCCTTGGTTCGTGGCAGCGCCTTGGTTGAACGTGCCCTTCAGGACGTCTTGGTCGATGGCGATCTTCATCTGCATCGAGGCGTCGTTGGTGAACACATCCATCAGCTTGGGCTTGGCTTGCAGCTCCAGAACGTTGTTCACGTTCACGCCGAAGTACTTGCCCTTGTTGATCGTCAGGGTGATGGTGCTCGGAGCCGGAATCTCGTATGCGAGGTTCTGACCGATCGAGTAGCTGTTGATGGTGATCGTCGGGATCGTGTTGATGATCACGGTGTCACCGATACCCGAGATATCGCCTTGCCAGTCGGTGTTGGCGATTTCGCCAAACACGGTGGCTGCGTAGAACTTCTGGGCCAGCTTGCCCGACCACAGGGCCGGAATGAAAGTGCCCGAGTACGGAGTACCCGAGTACGACTGGGCACCAGTCGGGGAGTTGAATGTGGCAGTACCCGATACGGTGTTAATCGGATAGGTTGCACCTGCGGTAATGGTAGACATGTCGTTTCTCCTATGAAAATGTCTAGGTACTACTTAAACAACCGCTACCATTACGCGCAGACTTAGGAGATTACGGTCTCACTCGGCCTTCGCTGATAGCGGCATGGATTTCTTTTTCCAAACGAACCGCCTCATCGTTATCGAGGAATCCACGTCGCCATTCGGTGTAGAACTCAGCGATCTCGGATTGGGTCCAAACTCGCTGGCTTGCATCGCTAGCTGCGGGAGCACTCGAAGCCCGTGTGCGGGTCGGCGCAACTTGACTTTGAAGCTGGTCTTTCTTCGGTGCCGGGGCCTGTTGCTTAGGAGCTTGCGTTGCCTTGTAAGCGTTGAAGATGCCCGCTACGCGTTCAACATCCAACATCTCGTAGGCATTGTTCAGAGCTACTTGGCGAGGGAGTCCATACACAGGATCTACTTCAGAAAGCCAGTTAATGAAGCCGGGGTCCACGTTTAGTGCATCCCAGTCGCTAACTTTCTGTCCCAGACCCATCAGGAAACGATCCTTATCGGATACAACCTGACGTTCAGACACGTTACCGAGTTGGCTCTTCAGCTCCTCGATCTCCCCAACCAGCTTGGCTTCACGTTCACGCAGGGTCGAAACCTTGGCTTCCGTGGCACGCTCGATCAGGTCGATGAGGTCAGTACCGAATGCTTCTTTGTCTTGTTCAGTGATCAGAGACTTGGCCGGGTCAGGCGTTTGAGCTGCTTTGGCTTCCAGCGCTGCCTTGTCAGCGATGAGCTGCTGCATCTGCTGCTGCAACTCCTTCACTTGCGAATGCAGGCGAGGAACTTCTGCGTCGTACATACCCTTCAGGGTGTGGTACTTGCTCTCCCACTTGGGTTCCGGTTTCGGCTCTTGCGAAACGGGTGCCGGAGGATCTTGCGGCGGATCGCTTGGCGTAGGATTGGGATCTTGCGGTGGGTCTTGAGGAGGAGTCTCCGTCGGTGGGACGGTCTCATCGCCATTCATCACTGCAACCATGCGGTCTGCGTCTTCAACTTGCTGTTGAATTGCCTTCGGTAGTGCCATTTCAATCTCCTTCGCTCCGACTACGCCACGTGCTCCGACTTTACGGGCTGCACTGCGCGCTTACGGTCTGCTACTGTTGTGTTTAGGTTGTTTGCCTTCCGCTCCGACTTAACGGTCTGCGGTCAGCGTTTAAGCTTGGTGATCAGTGCTTCCGCACTTTCGATGTACCCAAGGAGTTCCTTGAGCTTCCCGGCTTCACCTTGTAGCCGGTAAATCTTATCGGGGTCCGCCACCTGAGCCATCATCTCCAGAGTCTCGTGCCTTTCGGCTCTCAAGTACTCGAGGAGTGGTGCAAACTCCGGTGATCGGAGTCGCGCAAAGCAATGCGCAATGCGCTCGTCAATTCTCACTTGCAGAGGCCGTCGGTTTTGGCCACGTCAACGGCGAATTCCTTGCCACCACGCGAACCTGCGAACTCATTCAGGGACGGTGCGCCGCCGACGCCAGTAGCGCCACCTTTGCACATACCATCGGTTTTAGCCGATTCCTGAGCGACTTCTTTGCCGCCACGCTTCTCTTCATTAAAGATGTTAGCCATTTTTGGCCTCCTAAATCAAGGGGTTAAGTAGCTTTGTACCATATTCTAGTACATTGTCAAGGGTTTTGCATTGCTGCGAAACGATTTGTCACCGGCGCACCGTTCTGCAACTGAGCGCCCGGGCCTTGTGGAGCCGGGGGCGAACCGCCCGCTTCTGCCTGACCGTTGTTCTGGTCAATGAGCTGTTGCTGCTGCATCTGCTGCATCTGCATGGCTTGGGCCTCGGCCCAGCGTTGGCGCAGGACAGCGATCGGCGGGACGATATCGTCGGTGTTGAGGTCGAGGGTCTTGGCGGCTTGGCGCAGCAGTTCTGCGATACCTTCCATGCCCACAACCTGCTGGGCGATCGGGTTGGACAGCGCGACTTGCAAGAATGCAGTCTGACGCTGCTGTGCGGCTTCCTTCTCGATGAGCGACGAGGCACCGCGAGCGACGATGTTGATATCGCCCTTCAGATCCTTGTCATCGGAGTAGCGCATGTTGAAGTAGTACAGGCGCTCGATACACGGACGGATAACGCTCTCGTCGATGTTGGAGATCACCTGCTTGATGGCCTTGCCAGCGTTGCTCATGAGCATGCTCATGCCCGAGGCCGTACGGCCTGCGCCGCCAGCGGGACTGTCGCCAGTCATGTAACGTGGGATGCCTGTGTATTCGTCGGCCAGTGTCGCAAACTTCTCGTACACAGCCATGAGCTCTGCGGCCATGGAGTTCGGTTGGAAGAACTGCACCGGCTGACCGTTACCAGCCAGCGGATCGCTCGTTACCTGCCAAATCTTCCATGGGAAGAGCTGTGTGATGTTCTCGCCCGCGGGCAGGCGATCGACGTTGTACACAACCTGCGGACCCGAGGAGAGGCTCATGTTGTTCACGAGCGAGCGGGCAGCGGCGTTACAGACGTCTTGGGTATCGCGGCACAGGTCGGCAACCGAGTTGCCCCAGAATGCGCCCGGAACCTCCTCATATGAGGCTTTGTAGTACGGCTTGCGGCCCAGCGGATCGGGGTTCACAACGGCCTTGATGATCCAGCGACCAATCAGCCACGCCTCGACCGGATACTCAGCCAGCTCGTCAGGGACTTCCTCTTCCGACATGCCCCACTCACGCAGGAGTCGGCCTTGGATGTTGCCCCAGAATTGCAGAGCGTCGATCAGCTCTGAGGGGTTTTGTCCGACGGCGACGGTAGACTTTCCTTCGGCGTTAGCCTTATTAATATCGACATAAAGCCAATCGCGTAAGCCACCCTTGCCGTATTCATCCAGAACTGCACGAATCGCAGCATTGCTATAACCCTCCACATCCAGCAGGGCTACCAGATCCGCACGTTGCAGCTTGTGTCGCTCGATCACATACCCGTCGTCTACGTTGGACGCATCCGGTGCGGGGTACAGATTGAACGGGTCTACACGTTCCCACTCGAGGCAGTACGTGTCTTGTACTTGCAGGTCGTAGTCGCCTTGACCGTTATCTACCCAGTGCAGCTTCGGACGCTTGCGAACAACCGGGCCTTTCAGAACTGCGCTCGGGAATGTGACGATATCGTCAAGGAACTGCGTGAACGCATCCATCCACTGCCCTTCGAGCAACTGGTCGTACATCTTTCGATCCATCAGCTCGGCTTGCGCGTCGGCAAGTTTCGTGAGCTGGTTCATCGCCTGATCTTTGAGCTGGAGGAGCAGTTCGCGGACTTCAAAGTCGCTCGGGTTCGCACCCTGCATGATCATCGCTTGGATCTGCTGTTCCGCCTTCATCATCAGCTCTTGGAGCATGTTCGGCGGCAGGTCAGGCATGGGGCCCGGACGAATCGTCCAAGGCTTGTCTTGCGCGTTCGTCACCAACACATCCCGCAACCAGCTCGAGGCGGCGCGGCACTTGTTCGACGTCAGCATCATGTAGATCGTGCTGGAACCCTGCTCTCGGAGCTGTGCCAGCTTGTCCGGGTCGTACTCACCTCTGCGAGCGCGGATACTCTTCAGCATCTTCAGCTCAACCGTCTGCTCCTTGGCAGTACGGGCATACGTCCAGTTCTTGCGGATATACGCTGCGAGATTCTGAATAACCGGCTCATTGTTAGCCGCAACTGCCGCAGCCTTCTCTTCAGCTTCTAGCTGCTTGACGGTTTTGATCGGAACAATACCGCCTACCGACGTGACGGCAGGTGCATTAGCTGAAGTAATGTTGAGAGCTGGTTGCATAGGAAGTACCCCGGCGAGGTGAATTTTCACCTAAATATCATGGGCTTATTATACAGTCAAGTCCAAGCATAGGAAACCTTTTGTACAGGTTGAGCCCTTTTCTGCAACATATCGCCCGTTACGTTACCGTCTGCGTGCAGACAAGCATATTGAAAAGCATCAGCAATGTGGCTGTATGAGTTCTTTTCTGGCTTGTCGTCGACTTCCCCGGTGTTCTTTATCTTGTAACGATAGCCACCGCGCAGCGCGTTAATTAGCGGCTTGCACGAAGGATCAATCAGCATCCCTGCCTTACCATCCACCATACGCGTGAGTAGCTTATCCACTGCGTTAATACGGGCCACAACGCTGTTCGACTTGGCTGGAATGACACGGAAGCCCTCTTCTCGCAGGATATCGAACACGCTTCGCTCGTCGGTCTGTGCTCGCTGCTGCCCTGCCGGGTCTCCGATAACGACCATACTCATGCCCGGGAATCGGTTAGCCAGCAAGGGTTTCAGCTTTTCACGACAGAAGCGTAGCGTCCCCATGCCTTCACTGGTTAGTGCAGCGTAGGTGAGGAACCGGCCTTGTGGGTCAATCTGCGAAATCGTCGCCGCGGGCGTCAGCCCGAAGTCCATCCCAATGATCAGGGGGTGCGTGGACAGCTTGATGTGGTTGAGCTCGTGCTTGGCAACATGGATCTCGGAGTCGAATGCCCGGAACACCGGCTGACCGGACAGACTCTTACCGAACTTGGCGTTGATGTAGACGTCAACCCAGTCCTCGGACTTACCTTCAGCGAGGTTCTCGTAGTAGCCGTCAGGCAGGAACTCGATCCAGTCGGCGTCAGGAGACAAGCCGCTGGGCTGGAAGAAGCAGTTCGCGTTCGCCGGGGGTTCGGACAAGTACTGTTCCCAAAACGTATCCATGTCCGGCGGGTTGGTCATACCCCAAATGTGGGCGTTGGAGCTGCCATCATCTTTGACACACCCCACGCCATTATCCAGCTTAGAAGGGTAACGACCCAGACGGCCTTGCAGAGCATTGAAGATATCGGGGTTAATCTCTCGAAATTCATCAAGGATTCCAAACGACGCTTGTAAAGATAGAAGACGACGCACGTCATTAGAATCATCCAGACCGCGAAAAAGAATTTCACACTCAACATCATCGAACCTCAGAATGAATTTGTACTCCGACTTCAGGTATGACCCCGCCTGCCCGTCCGGATACCAGCGCAACACGTCAGGGATCGACGTATCTCGCAACTGCTCTCGGGTGTTACGCACCCAGATCGCTCGGCTCCGACGAATACCATCCCGACACGGGGCCATCTGCGCCGCGTGGTACGCAATCTTCATGATCCCAGCCGTGGTCTTTGTAGAACCAACCGGGCCTACGATCAGACTGACGAACGAGTCGCTGAGGAGAAATCCTTCAGCGCTGGGTGGTGGGGTGTAACTCAGTCCGCTCATTTGTCATCAATCTCGATTAGCTTTGGGATGACCATCTCGTCGGTGATCAAGATTGGCCACAGGGGTTCGTACTCCGGGTTGATCGCTGTGATAGCCCAGACGCACGTGCCGTAGATGAACTCGCTCAAACTGATCAACCAGCCGGTGAACGGAATCCGCGGCTCGATCATCGGGCAGTCGCTGTCAACGTCTTTCAGGTAGATCGGGCACAGCCCGAACCAGCCTTTGTGTGTGAATGCAATTTTCATTTTTCTGTCTTTCCACGCAGCCGGTCGTACTCGTAGAGCAGCGTCTGCAAAATGCTTTGGATGGAATACGCCTCGAACTCATCGCTCGGGGCCTTCTCACCGATGTGCTTGCGTATTTCCTGCCAGATATGAACGGCCTCATGACAGATCAACGACGCCACTTCTGCGTAGCTGTGCTTGTCCATGTCTCGAATACACACAACAGCCGCTACAGAACAGTCTTCCCGGTTCTCGAAGAAATGAACGGTCGCGTGGCTGTGCCACGTCAGCATGAATGCGGGCCACCCGTTCTTCGGTACTTTCAACTCTTTGAGCTTCTGCTTGAACTGCTCTTCTGTGATGCACAGCGCCAAGTGATACGGACTCTGCACCAACACACGGTTGAGCCAGTTACTTTTCTTCTGCGTCTTGGATTTCGCCATGTTCAATGACCCTCGGCTCCGGTTTCGGGCCGTTGAAGTTAATACTGATGGAGAACCCCGGGCCAGCAGCGACCTGCGCCGTCTGTTTGGGCTCCATATCTGCGAGTTTGGCCCCGAGTTTCACGAACTCGAGCTTCTGCATGAGGGTGGCGTCGTTACTCCGGGCGATTTTGTACGCCTCGTCGAACACGTCCTCGGTCAACAGCTTGGCTTTGAGCCTGAACGTAAACCCGTTCTGCTCGAGCTCTGCCCGCTGTTTGGCAACGGCATCTTGGAACGGCTTCCACGCTTTTAACGCTTTCCACCGCTCCCCGACGATACCGTGGCGGTACGCAAGGTCATCTGCGTCTTCGAGCCCCGTTGCGATCGCAAGCACGAGCTCCGGCGGGACGTCCACCGGAGTCGGTACGTCGATAGGCGCGATATCTACATCAGAGCGAGTGTCCACGTGGAGCCAACCCTTCCTCGAGGATCTGCCGGATGACCTCGCTCACCGACACCTGCCGTGCTTTGGCCTTTTCCTGCAACTGCGTCCAGAGCTTCTCTGGCAGGAAAAAGTTACGGCGCTTCATCACCGACGTTTGGGTCATCGCTTGGCACCTTTCTTCGCCGGAACAGACTTGGCTTTAGCTGCTCCAGTGGGGTTCTTTCGTGCGCCCTCCGATCGTGCCTCTTTGTTGGCGTACTGAGCTGGGCTCATCTTGCCGGACTTGATCTGATTGGCGTTTTTACGCACTTGAGCCACGGGCTTTTTCTCACCTTCCTTCTTCTGCTCGGCTTTTTCGCCTGCAACGTACTGGGATTTCGAGATCTGGCCGGTTTTCAGAGCGGTTGCTTCCTTCTTTTCCTCGGCTTTGGTGTCTTTGCCCGTGAAGAGCGACTTGAGCTTGTTCAACATAGAATTTCCTCGTGTGTAAGAACTAGGTATGTGTATTGTAGGTGTATCTGCATGTTTGTCAACTCGTTCATTCCAATGATGAATTCGATGGCAGTTGGCGCAAAGTACTACACACTTGGCTAATTCTTCCAAAATACGGCTTTTTACCCCGTTTTTCAGCAGATCTCGCATCTTTCTGTTGTCTGGACGACGAACTACATGGTGAAAGTCGAGTGTTGCTGGGTGATTTTGTCCACATTGGATGCAGGAAAGCGTCTTTTTGTGCTCACGGAACCATTCTTGGGTCTCCCGGCGGGTTTGAGCAGTCTTGGCAATGACGCGAGCCTTGTTTCTTTCGTACCACGATGACATAAGCGGTTACTCAATACGAGCCCTCCTGTACGGATGATGGCAGCATACTACGGCATTTTCCCGATAATTCAAGCACCTAGAGACCTGTTAAATCGGTTTGAAACAGTTGTGAGTAGGATGTATGTATATATGAAAAAACTAGGGGCGCGTTATGAGGAACACCTAAGCCCCCACCCCGCCCCCTCATCCGTTTGGCCCTCCCCCCCACCCTACCCCCTAAAGCACCGTGTTAGCTATAAGTGTGGATAGCCTTGCCTCATAACACCGGGGCGATGCGTAAGACGGCGATGCGATAAGCACCGTTGCAGCTAAAGGTGAAGCACAACGTAATACCTTGCTCTTTAACATAGTTAAGTCAGTCAGCCATGTGCAACCGATATAGCCTCGGGCCGCGAGTCGCAAGACGATGCGCCAGTCGCTCGGAGTGCCAGACCTAGAGGGTGCGCCCAATGGGTTTGATCTGTAAAGCCGCCATGCACATGATTCGGACGGACGATGACAATGGACACGAATACCGCTGACTGTGGGCAAACCTAATGGATCGGATCTGTTAGGCCATAGCACACAGTCAGCACCTTCAAGGGTTCTCAATCCCGAGTGCCTTTGATCGTGCTAACTAACGGAGATTCAAATGGCTATCAGCAAAAAGTTTGTCGAGCAAGTATTGGCCTTGTCGCAACGTGGCGAAAAGCTGGCCGCTTCGGTACATGGTTTGTGTGTGGACGCGATGCGTTCGGCCTACTCAAACGCAGACAACGAGAAGGCTCAATTCCTCCTCGATAACATCCCGCAGTATATGCGTGCCCCTGTAGCACGCTGGTTCCGGCGCATGGGCATTGAGTCTATCGCCCCGACAGTAGATCACAAGACTTACAAGGTCACGGGTGTAGTTGACCAGAAGCAACAAGCCAAAGCCTTTGGCAAGTGCGACAATACGCCGGTTTTCGAGACTGAAATCCGCGAGAAGAAGGAAGGCAAGAAGCGCGAGCTGAAGGGTACGCCTGATATGCGTGCCGTAGATTATGTGGCGAAGCTGGTCACTCGCCTGCAAGATACCGATTATTCGGCTGCTGCAATCATCAACGAGAAATGGTCAACCGCACACCATCAGTCGTGCCTGTTCACGGCACAAGGTGAGAAAGTGTATTTGGATGACGCCGAGCTGGAGCTGGTGCAGAACCTTCTGACCCAACGCCGGATGCTGAAAGCAGCCTGACCCACGGAGGGGCATCGCCCCTCCTCTTTTTTCGCGCACCTATCATAGTTATGTCGAACGGAGCCCACCAAGGAGTCACACCATGCAGCTTGGTAGCGTCTTGAGCATCGAGCTCATCCAACAGCTTAAATCCATTACACGCAAACCGAAGGTAATCCGCTTGACCACGAAAGGTGTGTACAAGTCATGTGTGTATGGTTCAGAGGGTCGAAGGATTCCAGGTGGTCTACGTCCACGAGGTTTGAGTCAATCCAACTTGCTCCCTGCCCTCGAATCTGCCCAAGTGTTTGGGGTCAAGACTAGGATCTAACCCCCAGTTGCCTAAAAAATGAGCGTCATATTTGAAAATGGCTCAACCACGCGGGTTTGCAGGGAGGGATTGGACAGTGTGTATGTGGATAACTTGTTGGCAAATTCGCTGGCAAATTCAAAATGTCCAATAAAAACAGTCTCTTACACGATCATAATAGACAATATGTTATTTAGTCAATGAAAAAGAGGCTTCGCGGGAATAGAAAACTGCTTGACGATGGTCATGTGGGCACAATCTCCTAACACATTCAAAAAGTCGGGGGGTCATTTTGCTTCTGGCGACTAAATAGCATATCCCAACAAATCAAAGACTTAGCTCTCGCTCTTATAAATTGTCTAAATGGCTAGATCCGCCACCAGTATGAAATTCCCAAATTTGCCACTATGAATTTGCCGGGCGAGTTGTCTAATTGTCTTGACTTCTGAGTGAGTAGGATGTATGCTGTATGTACTAACACAAGGAGATCAATATGATCGGGCAAAAATTCGGCAGGTTGACTGTCACCGAGTTCTTCCAACGTAAAAACGGTCGGGATAAGTACGTATGTTTATGCGACTGTGGTAAGGAAGCCATCGTTGAGGCTCGTAACTTGAAAGGTGGGTACACCAAATCATGTGGATGCCTGCGTAGTAACAACTGGAAGAAGCATAGAGGTGAGCGCCATGACGGGTAGCGTCAATCGCGTGGGGAAACTGCGTGTGGTTGAACCCATGCCCTGCTCACATCAAAACCTTGCCCGTCTATTGTGCGTATGTGACTGTGGCAAAGAGCTCGTGCTCTACAGAAAAGCATTCGAGTCAGGGCGTATCACATCGTGTGGATGTGCTCGACATAAGGAGAAGCCAAATGCAAGGCCAAACTATGCAGGTCAAGATTAAGAGTGTGTATGGGCGGGACAGTATCTATCCCGTATCGAAGAACGCCCAGATCTTTTGCACCATGTTAGGGCAGAACACACTCACGCTGGACAACATCAAGCACATCAAACTTCTGGGTTACGAGATCGAAGTGGTCAGTGACCAACCAACGACATTATGATGAGCGAAGCAACAAACCTCCCCGAGCTGCTTGCCTACCAAGGTAAGGTGTACCAATTAGTGCATGACTTGGACAAATCACCCGACGAAGCTGGATGTAGGAACTGTGCACTTAAGCGTAAGGACGATGATGCACGTTATATATGTATCCGGTTGGCTCGAGAGCAATTCCCGGTTTCTGACATAAACGATTACTACGAGTGTTGGGGCAGGTCGGGGTATGTGGAAGCACCAGACCTATCATTGGACGACGTGACCGCGCTGCAAGTGTTGCACCGACTGGAAGGGCTGGACAAGCCCGACGATTAACAAGCATAGACGCACAGGAGATCCAATATGGGCGTACCTGACCGATTAACTGTAATGAAGATCAACGGGCAGTGGCTAATCCAAGAGTGGCAGGAGACAGGGTTGATCTGTGCAAACTGTGCCTTCCTCCATAGCAGCAATCCAGACCGCACCCTTTCCTGTGGAGATGAGGCAACGACCTCACTGTTCACCGAGCAGAATCCGACAGACGATAGTTCGTTCTGTACCAAGAAGATCTGGAAACGAGCCACCGAGGAAGAAGCCCTTGTGCATCAAGTAGTTAACCGCATGGAGGGTGTATGAATCTGGCCAAGGAGTGTATCAGGAGCACCATATATAAAGGAGTAACGTACTACCAGATGCCGGAGCTGGTTACGCAGGACTGTGAAGGTTGTAGTGTGTATGCCGATCCTGCGGTGGGGGAAAGCGCATGTAGCTATTTACATAAGCTGACAAACAGCTGCACGGAAGGTATCTGGATAACTGCCAAGGGTAAAGAAGAGTACTGCACTCGACTCATGGTTATTAAACTCGAAGGAGAAACGACATGACACATACACACCCATTCAACATCGCAAACCCGAACTTCAACTACATCCCTGCCAACAAGACGGATGTGACCCAGACATGGCGTAAAGCTGGATGGGTTCCGCCCACTACGATCAAGGGGTACTTCGCCAAACGCCGCAAGCAACTCATGGAGGAGATGCAGTATGAGGAATCCAACACTGCGACCCAGTACGACCAGACAGCAGACCAGCCGTTCTAAACAGGAGAGTACGCCATGGATACGATCGCAGCGTGTCTTGTCGCTGCTGAAGCAGTTGTGTTCTTACTTCTCGTGGCGCAAGTCTGGTTCAACCGATAGAGGCTAGGGTATGAAGACTCTCACCATTAACGGGTTGCCATACCTCGTCATGAAGGAACTGCGACATGGTAAATGCAGTGGGTGTGACCTCGAGCATCTGAAAAATGGAAAAACGTGTTCGGATACTCGGTACAGGAACGATGTACCTGCGGCAGACAGATGTGCCACTCGTAAGTGTGTGTACATCGAACGCAGCGTCGAAGGCGTGCGTAGATACCGTGTAAACCGGGTGCTTGCCCGGATGGAACATCTGTAACACCTATCATCAACAACACCAAGGAGAATCACCACTATGAACTACGTATACGAAGCAATTCAATTCGTCCTGCTGGTTGTCATCATGACCACACTGTTTATGACCGGCGTAAAGTGGACAGAATACCCGTGGCATCTGGCTGTGATCTGTGTGGCTCTCGTGCTGTACAACATCGCTGCCTATAAACAAGGCAACGAGCGCGGGGCAGAAATCGCCCGTAATGCATGTACAACGGCAATAGCCGAGATGTTCGACAACATCAACAAGAAGTTATGACCACCGAGACAGTCGAGATCTTCGGGATTGAATACTTACGGGTTCCTTACATACAACGTGGATGGTGTACAGGCTGCGTCAATGCTGGCAACACACTCACGAATCGTTTCTGTGCCGAAGTAAAGCGAGTACATACGCATGGCTGTTTAGGAACCATCTTCATAGAGAACACACCCAAGGCGTTCGAGGAGTACGCCACCAAAAAGGTATTGGCTCGACTGGAGGGAGAAGAATGAGATGGGAGTATGTCAACGAGGATCGACTGCACTGGGGTCAATGGAAGCTGTTTGTTGAGGACAAGCTGATTGGCTCGGTAATTATCCGGCTAGGCGGTCGTGAGTTTGTAACCAATCTGTACGTCAACCGAGCGACCGGAGACCTCGTGCAGTGGAGGTTTGATTCTCTCGAGGAGGCCAAGGAGCAGATAGAAATTCAGGCCGTGATTGCACGGCTGGAGGGTAGGTTATGACACAGATAACAATCGGTGACGTGGTGCTCGAGCAGTATCCCGTTAATGGAAAGAGAACTTGTGGTCGGGTGCTTCCCACCATTGACTGCTTCTTCTTAAACCAGATCCAGCACGAGTGTCCGAAGGAGGATAGCAAACTGTTATGCGAGGGTGGCGGGGGCAGGACGTTCTTTATCCCAGTCACCGATCTAGTGACTCTACGGATGGAGGGTGAGTTATGAAGTGGTATGAACTTATGGTATGATAAGTAACACATACTAGGAGGTGTTATGCTTACAGACAAAGAGTTACATGAGTTGTTTGAATACCGAGATGGCCAGTTATTCTGGCGAAAAGATATGTTAGCAAACAAAGTGGCGGGTAAGCCAGCAGGTAGCCCAAACTCAAAAGGCTATCTTATTACGGGAATCAATAGGAAAACGTACTTAAACCACCGCATCATATTTCTTATGCACCACGGGTATTTACCTAAACTGATAGACCATATCGACCGCGATCGCACAAACAATCGAATTGAAAACTTGCGTTCTGCCGACCGAAGTATGAACGCGCTTAACTCAAAAGACCGGGTTTGCAAATCAGGGCATAGGCACGTGTACTGGAGCGAGAAAGACCAGCGTTGGTATGTGATGCGCCGCGTAAACGGTAGAGCCACATACTATGGGTATTTCAAAGACAAAAATGAAGCAATTAAAAAAGCGGCCGAGGTACGTAAATGTGCAATGCAATAGAGATCTTGTTCTGGGGTGTGTTTGCTTTGTTCTGCCTGAACCGAGCTGCACAACTGCTGGCATGAAGGGGTTGCACACAAGGCTTGTGTCGAAGGCGGGGAAGAAGTGGCAGGTAGTTGATCCGTCACTAAACAAGCCGGGGAAACACCTAATCGTCGGGCACATCGAGGAGCGAGAACCTAACATGTATCGAGCGTGGCTATGGGATGAGTATCCGATGAACAGCAGCATGACATACCCAAGTCTCAACCATGCACACCACGAACTGAATGAGCAGTATGTGGCCAAGCTAATGATTAAGAGGTTGAGTAAATGAAACAGCTATCACTGTTCCCCAAAAATCAAATCGCACCCAGAGAACGAGCGCGTGTGTATATCAAAGCACTGCTGGCGCTATTGAAAGAAGGGAGGAAGAAATGACAATCAAACTAGAACAAGCCGAGCAAGCAGAGCAGGAGCCGGTGGCGTATATGTTTAAGGTTAAAAGAACGCTCCCATCCTCAACTCCACTCGATGTATTTGCAGCTATTGAATACCACCCATTACCACATGAGGACATTATTTCTAAAGAACCGCTCTACACGCACCCTGTCCGTACAAAAAACCTGACGGATGGAGAACTAACGGCAATATGGGAGCGCAACGCTGGCGATTGGCTGGTTTGTTTTCGTGCCATCATTGCCGCTGATAGGGAGAAGAACAGATGAAACGTAACCTAACTAACCACGAGTGCGTGATCTACGCCGCACGGCTGCAAGAGTTCAGCAACAAAGGCGGTTCGATCTTCGGTCGTAACAACAAGTGGTATGACGAAAGCAATCCGGATGGTGTCTCGGTGTCGTTTACTGTGTATTCCTACGGAACGCACTTCCCGATGTATGTGTACGACTATCAGACTCAACGCTGGTATGGCAACAGCAGTAAGTACAGCCGCACTACATCCAAACATCAGTCACTCATGCGCCCATCGGTAGTTGAGGATTGGTACGACACCAATACCCTATCGTCTATCGCATTCCGCGGCATAACCAGAGTAGTAGAAAGGAGGCTCGAAGCTTGACCCACCCCACTGACAAACACATCCGATACAACCGCAAGGCCAGAGATGGCATGACACTGGACGAGATCGCCCAGTATTTCGGGCTTACACGAGAGCGTGTACGTCAGATCGAAGCAAAAGCACTACGTAAGGTGCGCACAAAACTCCAAGCCCGCGGGCTTACATTCAAAGATTTACTTAACTCACTTCATAAGGACTAAACCATGAAATATTCTGACCTCAAACTGTCGATCACTGAACAATTCAAGACCACGAACCAGATCGGTTTCCTGCTGCTCGGCCAGCCGGGTGGTGGTAAGTCTGCTCTGGCCCGTGATATTGGCCGTGAGCTGGGCTTCGATCGTGTTGTCGAATTCAACGCTTCGCTGCGTGACCCTGTAGATCTGCTCGGTACTCCGAACATCGACGGTGAGACTACTAAATGGCGTAAGCCCGATGACCTCGCTGCCCTCGAGACTGGTCGTAACCTGCTGGTGATCGAGGAGCTGACGGACTGTAGCACCCCTATGCAGAACGCATGCTGCGGCCTGATCTATGACCGCAAGGTGGGTGAGCTTCACCTATCACCCGAGACGTACATCATCGCCTCCGGCAACCGGACTGAAGACAAATCTGGCGCATACCGCCTCTCGACCAAGCTGGCCAACCGTATGCGTATCTTCGACTTCGATGTGACCATCGACGACTGGGCTGAATGGGCTCTGGCCTCCGGCATTGATCACGTGCTGGTTCAGTTCCTGCGCTTCAAGCCTGACCTCTTGACTGCGTTTGACCCCAACGCTCGTGTATCCCCCACGCCTCGTGCATGGGAGCGTGTCAACTGTATCCCGACTGACCTGCCATCGACTGTGTTCATGGCCAACGTTGCTGGTGATGTGGGTGATGGTGCGGCTGCTGCGTACACGGCGTTCCGTAAGATCTACGAATCGCTGCCTGATCCGGACGAGATCATGATGAACCCGGCCAAAGCCAAGATCCCCGAGAAGATGGACGTGCTGTATGCCCTGACCGGCGCGATTGCACACCGTATCAACGAGGACAACTTCGACCGTGCCATCGAGTTCATCAACCGTATGCCGCCGGAGTTCTCGGTCATGTGTGTGCAGGATGCCATGAAATTGTGCCCAGCCATTAAAAAGACCAAGGCATTTGTGGCTTGGGCGGTCAAAAATAGTAAAGTTGTAATCTAAACTTGACTTGCGCCTTTCAAGTTGTATACTATTTCTAATACAACACAGGAGGTTATATGAAAAAACGTATCGACTTGACTGGCGCAGTCTTTGATAGGCTTACAGTTATTGAGTATGCCGGTAATGACAAGTATAAAAATGCCCAATGGGTATGCCGTTGTGAATGCGGAACCGAGAAAGTAATAAGTGGGGCATCCCTTCGTTCTGGACATACTCTTAGTTGTGGGTGCTTACATAAAGAGAAAGCATCAGATTGGGCAGTAAAAAACAAAACAACGCATGGCATGCGTAAGTCTAGAACATATAGCGTTTGGACAAACATGCGTACTCGTTGCACTAACCCAAAATACAAGCAATACAAAGACTATGGTGGTCGCGGTATAACTGTATGTGACCGATGGCTAGAATCGTTTGAAAACTTTTTAGCCGATATGGGGGAAGCCCCAGAAGATAAGACGTTAGATCGCATCGACAACAACGGTAACTATGAGCCGGGTAACTGTCGGTGGGCTACCGCACACGAGCAAAGGATGAATCGTTCTGACACCCTCATGTTTGAGGGTAAGACTGTATATGACTGGGCAAAGGAGCTTGATATGAATTACTACACCTTGTACTCCCGGCTGAAACGCTTCGGTACTTTGTTTCCGGAGCATCTAAAGTAGGAGATGTGTATGGGGAGTTCATTAGGAGATCAGGTAGCTGAACTCGAAAGCGACTATGCAGATTTACTAGCAGAGCTCGGCAAGTTAGAAACAGCACATGAAACTGTGCTTAATGATCTGGAAGAGGCCACGCAGGAAATACGCGACCTATCATCAGAGCTCGAATGGTATCGCTCAACGTTCCCCGAAGGGTCTGATGCGTATGCCTGTATGCGGAGGATGGAATGATTACCGGATATAAACCACCACCGTGGGCTAATGGGTACAGTGCTCGTGACTATTCGGCTCAACAACGCGCCGCACGAGATAGTGTTGACATGCTCAAGCATGAGCTGCGGCAACAGCAAAAATACATCCAAGAGTTGCAGTCAGAACTCGCGCATCTTCGAGGAGCTTTAGATAAGCACCGCAAGGTGTACAAATGGATGACGGACAACGGATATGACGATGTGTTGACCGCGGCTGAAGTAGCACTTGCATTGGAAACACGATGAAAAAAACATATACACAAGACGGGGTTCTATACCACCGATTACCGGAGCATGGATTCAAGATGTGCCGAGGATGTGATTTCTCATTCTGGGTTGATGGCGTACACGATTGCCGCAACAGAAAAGAGAACAACCTTGACGACAAGACCTGTGGCGAAGATAGCGTCATCTACGTCAGATCAAAGCGGCAGCACAAAGTAGATGCAGTGCTTGCCAAACTCGAAGATTGGGAGGGAGAACGATGAAGATTGAATTAGAAATTCCTGACGAGGACATAAACAAATATGTCAAGACAGCGATCAAGCAACAGCTAGATAGACGATTAGCAACATATTGTCGGAATGTGGTTGCCTCATACTGGACTGAACAGCAAATAGCCGCGCAGATCAAAGATGAGGTTAGTAAGAGCATCGCCCCGCAAGTGGAGAAAGCCTTAGGCGATTGGGAAAAGATTCGCCCAAAGATTATGGACGCAGCAGAGAAAGCTATTGTTAACCGCACTAGTCGCATGATCAAGAAACTGGAGGAAG